ACCACACCCATAACCCCGCATTTAACGCACTCCAGGGTTTTAACGTGAGGCGGTAGGTTATCGGTCACTATGCGCTCAATATGATCCGTTACTTTGTCACATAGCCGGCATTTAGTTTTATACGCCATAATTAGACCTCTTTAGATATTGCATCTCAAAGAGACTAGCTCTAGGTATCCAGTAATTGTTTTGGTGTGGATGCTTGTAACGAGCTTGCGTAGCCATACTTATCGGCATCCATCCGAGCAAGATATACACCGGACTAAAGCCTGTAACTAATATAGCTACGTCGTTAGGCCTAGCTTTCGAGCCCTCTTGGATGATTAAGTGGCCGTTTATATGCTTGGTCCATTTCACCTCGATATTCTCACCTACGTCGGCCTCCTCATGAACGACATCGACTTTAGGCGTAAAGCCATAATCGCCAAAGTAGTTAGCTACCGCCGTCTCAGCTCCGCAAGCCTCGGCCTTTTGCCATATAAACTCGTGGTAGTTGGCAAAGCGTTGCCCGTATTGATTACTATCTTTTGGATCTGCGTTAAAGTTTATCGCTCGCTCGAGCCCTATTTTATGAGCCGTAATTTCTTGAGTACGATCGAGGATAACTTTCGCTACTTGCGGCATCGTGAGCATAACCATATAACCACGTCATTACCGGCATCTCGGATAGTTAGGCCACCAAAGCGCGTTACCCACTCTTGGCAGTTATCGCATTGATCTACAGGCATAACCGTCTTAGATCCGTCATCGTGAATAGTTGTAGCTATACCGTTACTAATCATCGTCATCTCGCCCATACTAAAACTCCCATCGTGATAAATAAAATTAACTCAAAGATCACTAATAGCTTTATGAGCTTGGCCTTTGTCATACTTGAGGCTTCCATTTACCATCGCTTGCAAGCACGTGCCATAGCGGGTTACATTGATTAGCGCGGTTTTTCTCCGTGCATTTATACGCCGCCCACGGTTTTCCGGTAGCTTTCGCAATTCCCTCGGCCCATATCATCGAGCCATGAGCACATCGCGGGGCAGCAGCTACTAGCTCACCGCCTAAGCTACTGGCTATATCTTGGATAGAGCTCGCCATGGTAGCCATATCCTCGATAGAGGCTTTAGTACTCCATGGGTCAGAGTCTGCCGGTAGTGTCTCTACCTTTTGCATATCCTGAGCCGTAGGCCTCGAGTTAAACTCTAGACTCGGAGTTAATAGGCCGATGCACCTACCGTAAGCGCTTGTAATTGTGTCCTCTATAAACCATTTTTTCATATTATTCGGATAGGTCGAGACGTTGCCAAACGCGTAATCTACGGCGCTTGGTACTGCATCCTCGTACTCCCTGTAGGCCTCAGCTTTAACTAGCACCGTGCCTTTAATAATGTCGATGTCCTCGATGTAGGCAATTAAACGCCCGGACGGAAACTCGGATCTAAAGCGCTTGATACGAGCATTTACGTCCTCGTAGTTATCTAAAAACCCCATTAGATCAGCTCCTGTTCTTTCAGAGCTCTAGCAATAGCACGGCCACGGATGTAACCCTCGCCGTGTCCCTCGCGATAGCCGATGGAGTAACCCATGACCATCAAAATAAAGCAAAAACCGCAGGCACCTAAGCCCACCAATATATCCAAACTGTTCATATATTCGCCCTTTGTTAAGGCCGATGCAGCTACTACCCGAGTAGCCCTCTCGGCGTTTGTCTATTAATTATGAGGCTACGTACTGACATAAAGCAATTAGGCGCGCAGGCGAGCCTCTAACAAAATCTCGTATATTTTGTCCACTTGGTTCTCAATACGTTCGACACGCCCGGCGAGATTATGGCCGCCGTTATTATCATGCTTTAACTCTGATAGATAAAACTTAACTAGGTGACGGACGAGCCCAGCTCCTAACCCCAAAATGGCAGCGCTCCCCAAAGCGAGACCGATTACGAGCTGAGCTCTTTCCATTACTTAGCCTTTACTCCGTATGCGCCCTCATTAGGAGCTATTGCCTTTAGTACTGGTCCGATTAGCCCGGCGATAAACGCGTTAGCCAATACTTTTGGATCTGTAATACCGGATAGGTATAGAGCTCCTACGCAGCTAATAGCCGCGCGGAGATATGACTTACCCGCCTCGATAGCTTGTTTTTTCATTGTGCTCTCCTGTAATGCCCTTTAGTTGATCTGCGTTAGTACCGATACGACGTTAGTACCTGATGCCGTAATCGCATATAAAGCCTCATGATCTCCTACGCCTACGGTCAATTTATCGCCGTTATCTAGCTTGTAACCGTTAGCCGTGGTTACGTTAGAGGCTCCGAGATAAACGATACCTCCGCCTGAATTATGGAGGTAAGCCGTTTGGTCAAAATCTTTAGCCGCTACTAAAACCGTAGCCGTGGCTCCTACTGTTACTTGTGCGCTAGTTGGCATTTTCTAATCCTAACTTTGTTATGAGTTCTTTCGCTTTTGTAGCTGATACCTCTACCTCGAAATGCATCTCGTCTTTACGATTAACGTAATCGCCGCCCCACTTAAGGCCGTATTTTTTAGCGAGCGCCCGGATCATAGGTACCTTTTCAGCCGGAAAAGTTCCTACCTTGCCGAGAGCGTGTCGAGTTGCATTAAGATCTATAGCCGTCCCGGATGAGTGGTTACTGAGTTTGTCAGTAGTGCCTCGTACCATCCGAAAGGCATAACCCCAATCGTCTAAACCGCCGTTATCTATCGGCTCAATTAATTCATGAAACTCCGCAGCAAAGGCGGCCAAGAGAGGCCCAACACTCTCGGCGCACCTTAGCTTACGATCCGTACCCCTTACAGGGTAGGACTTTATTTTAATCTCTGCCGGATCTTTAGAGGCCGGGTATCCGTTATAGCTTGTAAGCATTTAACTAAGTAGTAGCTTTGCCTCATCGGCACTTATGCCTAGCTTGGCTAATAATTCCGCTTTAGCGGTTTCTCGTAATGCTACGGCTTCAGCTTGCTTCTGTAACTCAATTAAATCTTTTTCCCGTTGCGCGTAATCTTCGGCGGTGTATTCCATAACCTCATCGCCAATTTGCTTGAATAGTTTTTCCATTATTTTATCCTTAACTGTTAGCGAAACCATAGAAACGATAAGTACAAGTAAAAGTCCCTGAGGCTGTAACTAAACTAAGTGAGTCAAAAGTGCTACCTGCGAGCAAGAAACCTCCAAAAGTTCCTCCGCCTTGTGCACTACCGCTAAAAACACCTGAGGCAACGATTTTTGGTTTTGATGTGTGCCAGCCAATTAAATCTATGCTATAGCCAATTCTTTCGGATGGGCCTTTAAGATTCCATCCCGAGCCGCTATTAGTAGTTAAGTCTGTATTAGTGCCGCTAAACTCTACAATTTTACCGCCACCATAATAGTTTGTAGATGTGTAATCGCTTCCGGATGCGCGCGCCCTCAACAATATATCTCCCGCGCTGAGTGGGTCTGTAAAATTAACAAACAATCTATAAAAGGGATATGTAGATGAAATAATATTTGTAGCCAAACTTATTGAGCTTACGGATGTAACTGACCCACCCGCTAAATATGTTAAACCACTTGCGGCCGCAGCAGGAGTAGCCCATTTTACTTTATACGGGCTAACTGTTGTATCTGCCGTTAAGAGTTGGCCAGTTGTACCGATAGGTAAATTATCGTAAGTGCCGCTACCAGTACCGACTACGATATCGCCGCTTGCCGTTATTGTCGTAGCCATGTCGTTAGTAATTGTTACGGTCCCGGACGTACCGCCGCCGGTAATACCCACACCTGCGGTAACTCCCTCGATATCACCGGTAGCACCTGAGGCTACCCAAGCCGCACCGTCGTAATACCAAAGCCCGTTAGTATCTTTAGTAAACGCAAACTGCCCCTCTTGAGGCGATGTAATTGCAGCGTTACGAGCTGCGGCACTCGCGAAAACGAGTACTCCTTGCATGAGGTAGCCGTTTACATCGCCGGCAGTTAATACCTCACCGGTAGTAAAGGTCTTAAAACCTTGTCCAGCCGCCATATCCTTACTCCTTAGTATGCTAACACGGAGGTATCGAGCACTCCGTATAGTGATGAGTTTAGTATAAAGCCGTCGATAATCGGCTCTAGTGT